TTCTAACAATTTCAGATCTGTATTTGTTTTCAATCTATCTATTGCGACTTCAAGTTTATCATCAGCTATTTGTTTTTGCACATTCATACGCTCTAGTTGCAGCTCTGTGTCCATAGCCTTCTCTTGAGCTCTTTGGTTTTGTTTGCTGTCAAATTGTTGTGATTCTATGTCTAGCTCTTTATCTCGCAGATCTAGTTCCTTTTGTCTTATATCTACTAGAGGATCTCCACCACCGCTCATACCTATAGACTGTAAAAACTCGTTTGCTAGTTGAGCCATAATACTTGAGCTGTATTGCTCATTTATCATTTGTATTTGTTGATTAATCATTTGTGCTTCTTCTGGTGAAACTTGTTGAATCTGAGCTTGTATTTCAGCCATTCTTTGTTTCATTTCATCAGGCATTTGTTCCTGGGCCAGTTGTGCTGCCAAGAATTGTAGATGTTGCATACAGTGACTAATTATCAAGGCTTGCACTTGCGGACTGTCTTTTACTAAATCAGTAAAAAACAAACTTCTATGCGTGTCTATGTGTGCTTGGTGATTCTGTTCTGGAAAGGCTTGCGCTGGCTGTCCTAATAAAAGTGTAGAGTTTTCCAAACCAGCTTCTATTGGCTTAGGTGTCATATCTGGAGGTGGCATTAACAAAGCATCTACGTTATCTACTCCTAGAGCTGCATACATGCGCCTATAAGCCTCGTAGATACCCATAGGACCGTGTACCTGTGGATTAGACTGCACCATTTGCAAAAGCTCTTGAGCTAAAGTAACTCTTTGGCTTTGTGAGAAAATATTTGGATCTGAAACCGGGACAATATCTACTCTATCGTCAAAGTCTTGTTGCTTGATTTGGTTTTGTCCGGATCCTACTTGAAAGTTATAGACAGGTGGTAAAGACTCTCCAAATACTTTGGCTAACAAACCAAACTCTAGTTTCTGCGAATAGTGAAGTCTTTTGTGTATGGCACTCATTACTTTTGTGCCTCTCTCTAAAAGCGCTACTGTAGTTCCTACAGGCATGGCTTGATTAACGTCACCTATATTCATATCAGCTATAGCTGCAAATCTTTTACCAGAATCAATCAGTAAACCTAAGAGTTGCATTAGAACATTGCTTGGTTCTTTTACCGGTAAAGGTATTAGGTTTTCTTTTAGTGAACCGCCTGTAGTATCTATGTCTCTAAACTCTCCAGGCTGTAAAGGTTCGTCCTCGTCTCTTATCCTCATGCCTCTGGCTTTGAAACCAGCTGGTAAATTGGCTAAAGTTCCCGCGTCTATAAGTTGTCTTAGTATTGATGTGGAGGCTTTAGATAAACCACCAATCATGTGAGACAAACCTAGTCCATAAAAGCCGAGGCCAGGCATAAATTTATATTGAACAAAGTAATTTATTTTGTTTTTTAGTAAATCGTTTTCTAAATAATTACGTCTTATGCTTAATATCTTCTGTGAGGACTCCTCTATGGTCACTATATAAGGCAGTTTTAACCCTGTTGGATTGCCCTCTGCGTCTCTGTCTTCGTAACCCTCAATATCTAAGACTGTGTGGACCTCATAAACAGTTCTGTTTCTATTCTCTTTGTATGAAGGCGATATACCTTGTATTTCGTCTATAGCCTCTTCGATTTCAGACATATCATCTGCATATCCATCCGAACCTATATCTACATTTGCATAGAAACCAGTAAGCTGTTGCTTTTTAATTTCATTTCCAGACATGTTGATTGCATGCGTGATTCTTTCTGCGCTACTTATATCGGCTGCTTCGTAAGGCACAATAAGATCTTCCGGAGGTATAAATTTAGATATCGCTCTATTGAGCACAAAATCAAAGTAAACTTTTTTAAAAGCAGATCCAGCTAATGGCAAATAAAATAACATTTGATCCAGCTCGGGATCATATTCTTCCATTACATTCATAATGTAATAGTTCATAAACTCTTGCACTCTTTCAGCTTGGTTTTCTGTTTCTACAGTCCTGGCACCAATGATTTCTGTTTTGACTGGACCTTTTGCTGGCAACATTTCCTTATAGGCCTGGGCTTGGAATTGTGTAACGGATTCAGCCAGAATAGGATGAATTACACCACTAGATCCTTCAAATGGTTGGGATCTACCTTCATCAAACTTCATACCAAGATATTTCAATCCGTCTGTGTATGTTTTTTCCCACTCGCTCCTGGATTGTTTATCACCCTTTATGGAGCTCAGTAAGTCGTTGGCAATACTGCCTAAAATATCATCTGGTAAAACTTCTGCTAGATTTGTGTTAAAACCAAATTGTGGTTCTTCTGGTGTGATTTCTTCATCAATTAAGACTTCTTCATTTGCGACTAATATTTCAGCGGCTTGTCTGATTTGATCCTCTCTACTGGTATCTGGTTGTATTTCTACAGCAGAACCCATAGATCTTATGTCCGGGTTGTCCTCTGTTCCTAGTTGTTTATCAATAGCCATAATTTTTAATTTCTAATAATATACTGTTCTATTGTTTTTTAATAATTTTACCTCTTCTTCGTAATCTTCTCGTAAAGAAATAAAACCACCTTGTCTAAATCGCATCAAAGCCATTGTAGCACTGTCACAAAAGTCGTCATAATCACCATAGGGAAATGAAGCCATTTCCTCAATCACTTCATCAGCAAAATCGTGTTCCGGCGCCCATACCATACCCGATTCGAATATTGGAGCCACACTGTTCATCCTGGCTACTTTATCTTGTCCGCGACTTGGTGCGTATGCTGTGACCGGTATGCCCATCCGTCTTAATTCGTGTGTTAAGGGCGTTCCAGATGCTTTAGCCTCAATCAAAACACAATCTGGTTCCCAATACCGATACTCTTCCATAGCTAATTTTTTTAGCTCTGGAAAGTCACACCTAACTCTTTTTGCATCGAGTAACATGATTTCATCTGCGTTTTCATCGCCCCGATTAAATATTGCCCAAGTGGTTATTGCTGAATAGTCGGCTGTTTCTTTTTTTGAAAAAGCGGTATCGTAACTTTGTATGACGTATGAGTAAGGTGGTATGTCTTCATCTTCCCACCTGTTCCACCATTCTCTTTTTACTATAGATCCTTCCTCGGCTGTAGGGTTTTGCATCCACTGGCTGTTCCATTTAGATACCGGCAACGATGCTTTTACACTCAATAATTCCTCTTTTTTCCAATACTCTGGCCATAAAGGTTTATCTGATTCTGGCATAATTGCGGGAAACTCTACTATTTCCCATTGATCCGCAAACTCTTCTGATTGTTGTTTTAAGACATTACCCACCAGATCCTTAGTGCTCCATCTTGTCATTACTATCACAATTATGCCCCCTGGTTGTAAACGCTGTCTAGGACCAGAGGTGTACCATTCATAAGCTGATTCCATAGCCTTTGGAGACAGAGCATCTTGCTCTGAGTGAGGATCGTCAATGATAAGTAGATCCGCACCACGTCCTGTTATAGCTCCACCTACACCGGCGTAGAAGGACTCGCCTTCTTTGTTTGTGGTCCAACGACCAGCTGATTTGTTGTCTGCTTGTAGTTTAAGATCCGGAAAAATGTGTTGATATTCTTCACTATCTATTATGTTTCTTACTCTTCTACCAAATCGCACAGCCAACTCAGCCGTGTGTGTGGTTTGTATTATTTTTAGATTACCCTGTTTGCCCATCATCCAGGCCGGAAAAAAAGTTGATGCAAACTCTGATTTAGAGTGTCTTGGTGGCAAACATACTATAAGTCTTTTTAGCTTACCTTCTGCAATCTTGTTAAATTTTTCTGCAATAATTTTATGATGTCGGCCCTCTATAAAATCAGGCCACATGTGATTTACAAAAGATATAAAATCAGTTTGGCAAGAGTCTTGCTTTTCAAGTTGATCGTATCGATTTATTAAAGCCAAAGCCTCTGCTTTGTCTTGTTCAGATAAAATATCAAAATCTTTATACGATACGTCGCTCATAGTCGAGTTAGGTGGTCAGGTAGTGACGTATAAACCACCCAACTCTAAGCCTTGTGGCCTTTGGGTAGTATTGCACATCGTTATACCTCGTGCCACTCTTTACCTTGAAACAATAGTGCTTCTGCTTCTCTTCTGCGTATCAATCCATTTAGAACTTCACCATTAGCCTTGTTCCATCGTTTAATTTGTTGTGGCACTTCTTCGTACTTACCTTCGTTTAAAACCTTGAGCAACGTAGAACTGCCTAAGTTTGTGGGCCCTAAGTTAAACACCCATGCACAGAGAGCGTCATATTGACTTTGGTTAAGCTCTACCTCAACCATATCGTTGATATAGCTTTCATACTCAATCATCTCTTCTTCAAGTAAATGATTAGCTTCATCCTTAGTTATTCTGTCACCTTCTTTCACACCTTTTATGGTCCCAAATCCGATTGTCCAAACTCCAGCCGGACATCGATAAGCTTCTAGCTCACAACCTTCAAACTTTTTAATTAACGCCAAACCTTCTTTTGATATTTGCATTTTATTCTCCCCATATTTTAGTTTTAGTGCCGCCGTGATAATCGACAGCAAGATTTTCTTTTTTAAGTAAATCAGCGATATTACCTTTTTCACAAAAAACATCCGCTAACACTCTCCCATATTTATCTGTTCCATAAGATCTAATTGTTATATCTCCAACTAACCAATCTTTTAGTTTTTGTTTTGCTAGTAATCCAAGTTCTTTTTCTTTTGCTCTTTCTGGGTATCTTTTTATGTTGATCCTAGATTCGGGCGTATCAATCGCATTTACGCGTACTGCTTTATTATGTAATTGCACAGAGAAACCTAGATCTATGGTTTCTAGCCGGATAGTGTCTCCATCGGTTACAGAACGCAAAGTGCATTTATAAACGAAAGCCTCTGGAGATTTACTCACCTTCAGTTTCCTGTGGTTTATCTAACTCTCTATAGTATTTAATGATAGCCAGTATATCCTTTGTGTATCTAGTTATCTCAGCCATATCCATAGATAGATTTTCATACTCTCTAGCCGACAAAGAGTAGAAGGCTCTCGGTGGTGCGTTTCCTGTTGATAAACTATCTAAATATTCTTGCATTGTTGTTGGTGTCATAACTTCCCAATCAACATTGGTTAAGCTCATAGGATAGGGTAGCGGTGGGTGATATATAGGAGATCTTTCGGCTATAGTTTTGACCTGGACAGGCTTGACGGCCTGTTGAAATGTAGAACAACTTGCCAGCAAAATTGACAAACTAATTAGTGCTAGGTTTTTCATTTGATTTTTCTGGGTTACTCAATCTCTCTAATTCAGCCATAACTCTTGATGAACCTCTGTTTATTCTTCTTTGCATGTCTTCTGGATTGGCTAGAGCAGATTCATCTAAATCTAAGTTTGCAAATGTTTTTCGTAGTTTGTTCACATTTTCCATAGCTTTTTTATTTTCTGCTGCAAGTGTGTTCATTTGTTGTTGTTGTTGCTTTGCTTGTTCTAGGTGTTTTTCTATTGCATCGTTTTGTTTTTGTATTTCTGTTTCCAAGATTAATTGATTTCCTTTGAGGGTGCTTATCTGATCTGCTTGATAATCTATATACCAGGCTGATCCAGCAATTGATATTACTAACAGTCCGCCTAAAATTAAACTTAACTTAAATCCCATGTATATACTTCCAATGGCTTCTCTTTACCTTTAACTTTCAAAGGCTCTAATAATTCTAACTTATAATCGCTTTTAATGGCAGTGTTGTAACCAATTAACAAATCTCTATCCGCTCCTTTAGTTCCGCTTTCTAGCCTTGCACCAATGTTTACCGCATCTCCTATTGCAGTGTAGTCAAACCTTTGTTCACTACCCATGTTTCCTATAACCGCATACCCTGTGTTGATTCCTATACCGATAACTACAGGCTTGATACCTTTTTGTATTAGCTCGTCATTCAGCACTTCCATGTTCTTTTGTATGTCTAAAGCACAATCTATAGCTTTGTTTTCATGGTTTTCTAAATCTAAAGGTGCATTGAATATAGCCATCATCGCATCGCCGATATACTTATCTACCATACCGCCGTTTTTTTGAACTGCCTTTTGTTGTGCAGTAAGAGCCTTGTTCATTATGTAAGTAACCTCTTCTGGCTCTAATGTTTCTGATAAAGCGGTGAATCCTCTTACGTCAGTAAACAAGAATGTAGCATAGCGTTTCTCACCGCCTAACTTCAATTTATCTGGATTCTTTTGTAATTCTTTGACTTGTCTTGGATCTAAGTAATGCTCAAATTGTTTTTTGATTTGCTGTCTAAGTTTGTATTGTTCTCTAAAACGCAAGTAGAAAGCTACTGTAGCAGTAATAAATTGTGAAACTAAAGACCAAGTAACATCTACTAAAATACCTTTTTGTATTGTAGTAACACCATAAAAAGCTGTAGATACAAACACCAGAGCGAAGAATGACACCCCCCATGTAATACCAAAAACATTTAATACAATCCAAACGAACACTAATGAAAACAAAAATATTAGTAATTCTAAAGCTAAAGCATAATCTGGTATGTATGGACTGTCTTGAATAAGTATGGATTCTGCAAGAGCTGCTTGTATTTTATGTGGTTCTAACAGGCCTATTGGTGTGGCGAGTTGAGGCATGATACCTTTTGCAGTAAATCCAACAAAAACAAACCTATTTTCTACATCCATCTCTGCCAGTGATGTTTCATGTGGAACAACCCAAGAAATCCATTTACGGCCTAGACTATCTGTTTTCACCGGGGGTAATCCTTTTACTCTAACTTCTTCTACACCATTATCATTTGTTTTTATAATGTAGGTATCTGCTCCAGCCAAAACTTTGAGAACTTCCGTGCCGTATGAAGATACCCAGCCATCAGGAGTACGCATTAGTAAAGGTAGTCTGCGTATTAAGTTATCCGCATCTGTCCGCGCAACTGCTATACCTTGACTTGCGTTATGTTTCAAAATATCTATATTTTGAATTACACCTGTTGCCATCATGCCACCAGTATCACCTGGTCCTAAAATAACAGTCCCAGATGTAGGCGGATATTCACCTTCACCTTCAAACATAGCTAAAACACTTGGAGAAAATTTCAAAGCCTCAGTAAACTCAAAGTCACCTCCAAACCTATCAGGTTGTGGAAAAGCCATAACCCAACCTACACCCATAGCTCCTTGTCTTAATAAATTAATATGTATTTGAGCTAATGTTTGTCGAGATAAAGGATAACCCCCCTCATTGGCTATATCATCTTCTGTTATATTTAATACTACAAAATTACCCGATTCTTCTTTTTCTTGTATGAGACTATCAAAAGTTTTTAATTTTAATATTTCATAAGCAGCTGGTTGAAAATAGTAAACAGATCCAAGTGCTATAAATAAACACAAAAATATAAAAGTTTTTTTCATCCAGATCCTTGTTTGATTGTAATAGTGGTCGAAGATCCACCATTTACTTTTACTGTATTTGAAACTCCATCTTGTACTAAAATAATAGTATAGCTTTGAGAACCGTCTAATGACAGTCTTGCGCTTTGGTTTACGGATCTAATCATACTTATGTTTTGGCCCGAGACTATAGTAGTTATCTGCGTATCTTTGTCCTGTCCTATATCTGTTCCTACTATTCTTATACCTACGCCGCCTTGTTGAAGCTGATCTTCTTCTTTTGATATGGCTAGTGCATCTAACACATTAAGTAGATCTTCTAAAAAATTTACGTCTAAGTAGTTTATATCAAGTTCGGTAAACTCAAGGTTAGCTTCTGCTTCTAAAAAATCTTCGTTAAGAAAGTCTATGTCTAAGTCGTTAAAATCTAAGTAATCAGCCGAGGCTTGCGTTTGTTCTAAAGATTCTTGTGTTTGCTCAGGTGGATTTACAATGAGCATGTTGTCGATTAGATCTAATGTAATGTCTAGCTCAACAGGAGTTGTAGGATTGTTTTCGAATACAGATACAGTGGTTGCCTGGTATGGCTTATTCAAGGTCACGCTTCCTACTGCGGTAGACACTAATATCTCGCCGCTGGATAAGCCATTCTCATCTGGTAGCAATATAACTAAACTTCTACCTAACTCATCTACAGTCGCGGTGAAATCCGTCCCACGAATTGCAATAATAGCACTTGGCGTGCGAATAGAGATTCCTTCTTTATTGTTGAATTTACCAGTGATGAACCTTGCTGTACCACTAGCAAACTTCAAGGCCATTTTTGATTTTGAAGGATCAGAGTCGTAGATGTATTCATCTATGACCAGTTTAGAATGTTCAGTTAATTTAACTGTGGAAGAATCTTGAAAAGTTATGGCTACTCTGCCCGCTTCTGTGCGAACATCGTCCATCTGCTGTATGTCAAAGTCTAATTCAGCTCCGTAGGGCCTATCTCGCAGAACTTGAGCTTTACCTCTAAGTTCTGAAATAGCTCCTATCTCAACAGACGAATGAAGTAGTTGAGTCTGATTGAGTAACGCAAACAGTACCGTTAGAGCCAACAGATGTAATTTTGAGCCAATCATTATCTTGGGTTGATTCTTGGTCTATATTAAAAGTCCTCGTACTTCCTGTGTGATCTAAGTAAAAGTAACCACCGGCATACCCATCGCCATCATAGGTTATTGTATTATCACTACCATCTATATCCATGTAGTTAGTAGCACCATCAACATCAATACTAGAAGTTATAGTGTTACCCGAACCTTGCACTATCCAATCCAAATCTAAATTTGCAGCAAGAGCTGTCATGGCATGATTCAAAGTTGCTGTGTTCGTGTTCCCTGTAAACTGTACATTTACATTAGAACCATCTGCACCTGTAGCATTAGTTTCATCTGTACTCATATTGAATGTATTAGTATCACCTATGAACGAAAAGTAACCTGTGTAGTTATCTGCCCATATATCACCTAAAAATTTATTAGTGTTACCTTTTTGTAAAATATCTAAGGTCATGGTTGTACCATCCAAATCTAAAGGTGTCATATTAGAAGCACCAGCTGTCGCATCAGCACCACCTATGATGTTACCGCTACCGTTCACTTGTTCTATGTCCAAATTGGATGTCGCCCCGGACTGGTCTATAAATATTTCATTATCAGCCGCGTATATTAGCGATACATTCGTCATCGCAAACAGGCTTATCAATACCAATACTTTTATCTTGTTTCCAATAGCCTTGCTCATATCCTTCCTCTATTGTTTGTAAAACAGCTGTCTCAATAGCCATTTGTAAAGCAATGTTTATAGACTCATTCTCTACTATACCGCTCTCTATTTCAACTAATTCGGTGTTATTTGCATAAAATCTGAACACATCAGAAGATACAGCAGCGCTGAGTATTGACTTACTTACTAAGACTTCTATTAATATTTTACCGGTCAAAACAGATACAGTTCGTAAAGATATAGTTACTGAGTCTTGCCTGTATTCTTTAGAACCACCTATACCCAAGTATCTTGCACCAGCTCCGCCTGATTTGATATTGGTTTCATATCCTACAACTCCGCCCTCCATCAACAAGCCAGCGAATAGTAAAGGTTTTAGCTGTTGCTTTTCATCGAAAGTTTCCCTGGCAGAACGAATGATTTGTCTCTCTTTTGTTAGATGATCTAACCCTGTACGCTCTACAACATCAAACACTTTTGAGTGTTGTAAGGCTCTTATTAGGTACGCATCTGGTGATTGTGTTATTGCGGTACTAAAACTAGCATATTGACTGTTGCTTCTTCTTTGCCCTGTATCATCTGCAAAAGAACCGGGATATACGGCTACTACAGGTTTCCGTATGGGTTCTGGTGCTTCTGATAAATTGGTAAGTAAAGCTCCAACTTCTGCTGATTCAATACTTCGTATTGGCGGTATACCGTTATATAAAGGATCTACAACTAATGCACAACTAGAAAGTAAAAGAACCGAGAGGTACAGTAATTTCTGTTGTATTGCCTTCTTCATCTGTAATTATTAATGTTACTTTGTCGTCTTCTACTCTATATTCTATTGTGTTGCCTTCTAATTCAAGAACACCAAAATCAGAGGCAGTTTCACCAAACAAACTGTCTACTAACTGTCGGCTTAGTTGTGCGTATATTCTACTCTCTAAATTACGAATAAACCTAGCAAGCGTAGTGTTTTCTGCTTCTCTTTCTAAATCTTCTGTGTATGCCCTAAGTTCTTCGCGTATGGCTTCTTTCCTATTGAACTCTTGGTTTTCTATAGTCAGATAGTGACTGGATGTACCAACACCAGAGAAGCTAGGGTTTTTAAACTTATGAGTCATTTCGTCAGCTTTAAGGCCTACTGATATAAGCAAAGTAGCAAAAAGAGCTAATGATAAAATTAGGAGTAATATTTTTTTTTGCTCGTTATCCATTGCGTCTATCCTGTTGTTGTTTAATCAACTCTTCTAATTCCTTCTTGCTTTTTATTTTTTGGTTTTGCTGTTTCATTTCTCCCCTCGTTCTCTCTTATTTCCAAAACAGTATTTACCTTTTGTTGCAACCTTATCATGTCTTGATCTAACAATCGTAGCTGATCGGTCAATCGAATTATAGTAGTTTTCATTTCTTGAACAGAAGGATCTATTTTATTGGTTATCGTTTGCCAGACAAAGTAAACAAAATAACCTAGTCCAACTACCATGACAACAGGGAACCCAAAGTCTGCTATCAGTTGTGCTATGTCCATTAATCTCTTCTTGCGTCTATTTTCCCGTCTTCTACAAAATTTTCCGCTCTAGCTATCCTATCTAAGTCTGGTGCTAGATTTAACGCACTAGAGACACTTACATCTATACGAATCATATCGTTCGTGAGAATTGTGGATCTCGTTATCAGCATCTTAGTTATGCCTTGTATGGTTTTGATTTCATCAACAAGACCGTCCATAATTTGTTTCATAACCAGAAAGATAAAGAAACCCATAATCAGACCGCTTGCTATTGGCAATCCTACTTCTGCTATGAGGTCAAAAACCTCCACTAATTATCTTCGCCTTTGAATTGTTTACTACTGCCAGTTGTACCGGCATACAAACCAAACCAGGCCGCGCCGGCTCCTACTACAATCGAGATAAGACCAGACTGTTCAAATGAGGGTTCTGGTAATTCCATAAACCAAATAGTACATTTATATAATAAAATTATGTAGACGGTAAGGAAAGCTCGTGGAAATATTCTCCAGGAGTCAACAGCTTTTGCTAGATGAATCCATCTTTGATGAGGATTGACATTGACATCCGATTCTAAATCTCTAATTTTATCTTTTAGATCGGATATTTCTTTAATCATATCCATGAATTTGTTGAGATCCATTTCGACCTCATTACGATCCATGTCTCCGCTAAACCTATTTTGATCGTTCATACAAACTCAGCTAATACAATTGCACCTACGATAAAAGGATAAACTGCCCAAAGCATAGCTTCAAGTCGATCAAAGCGTTTAGATCCGCCCTCTAATCTTTTTTCTATGTTCTCATAGCGAATAGTGCACTCGCGCTCATGCGCTTCAATCTTAGCCATTGCTTCGCTAACGTCGGACATTACTTCTTTTTCTTTTTGCGTTTTTTTGTTTTTTTGACTCTAACCTCTGTGTAGGCTTCGTTTACGTCCGGGGTGGATTTGTCGTCGGCCACAAACTGGCCTTCTTCGTCTCTAGCTCTAACTTTTTTTCTTTCTGTTCCGGTCCAGAAGTCCACTACCTTTTTCCATATACTCATGTTATTTCTCCTTGGCCTTGCCTACATTTATAGCACACCAATCTATCAGCTTATAAATTTTACCTATAATCTCATCGTCTTTTGGTGTGGGTGTCAAAGCACAAATTAAAGAAGCACCTGATATAACCCAAGGCGCTATTTGTATTATTGTTAAGATTGTATCTAACATATTATTCTCCTTCTGTTAATGATTCTTTTGGAACATCCCAACAATTAAGGTTAGATGCTACTGTTCTTCTTTCGCCTTCACCTTTGAAGGGATAAACCATGTGTTGTAACCAAGAAGGAAATACCAATAGTTTTCCTATTTCTGGTTTCATAACAAAAGACTGAGGTGGTCTAAGTCTTTCTGTATTCATCAGTTCGTTTCTACCATAATTAAAAGCAATGTAGCCATCGCAATCGCCAGATGTATTATATAAGGAGTAGTTTGGCGACCCAGCTACAGGCTGGTCTAATATTTGTTGGGGTACTTTTGTCCAACCAGTAGTTGATATTCCCATTAAGGTTTTTGTCCCATGGTCGTGGATTGGATTATAGTCGCCTTCATAACTATGCACCGACCATGTTTCATCGATGGCTACTGCCTTTGGAGAAGAAAGGCGTGAACCTGTATTATTGCTAAAAAAATTTATGTAATCAGCACCAAGACTACAAATAAAATCAGAGTATTCTTTAACTCTAGGGTCTGTATTATCCATCAGTAATTGTTCGCCCTGAGTTATTTGCCCAACCAAAGTATCAGCTAATGATTTTTTATTTTCATCTTCTAAATATTCATCAAGGTAATCGTTAAGGTCATTCACCATACTAATAGGCATTTCTGTTTCCATAACGTAAACAGAGGGCATATTATGTACTGTAACTTCTGCCATTAACTAGGTACGCTAAAAGCTTGGTCTGGTGTACTTTCTACTGGTGGGCTAGTAATCACACTATCTACTTGACTAGCAAATACTGCATCCCAATGAGATACAGGACAGATAGCTACTAGATTAGCATTTGTCCAACTGCTTTTAGCTTTGAGCGTAAAGTTAGAATTACCATCTCGGTCTAACTGTTCTACAGTCGTAGAAAAAGTAGATGTATAATAAGTAGCATCACCTTCACTATCGTTTTCATATTTCATAGTTATATCCCATTTATCAACTTTGCTACTGCTGTTCACGTATGGGGTACAACTTATTATTGCTTTTGTTACTGCCATTTTTTACTCCTTATCCTTCTAATGTCGTGACTCTAGTAGTCAACGCATCTATTTTATCATCAGCTTCTTGTAAAGCTTTTACTAGAATTGGTATTAATTGAGTTTCCATCAATTTATAAGATAGTGAATTAGAGGTATTAACAACATGGTCA